TATCCGTATCCTATAAAAAAGTAAAAGCCATGAATATTAACAAAATTGCCCCGTTGCTTATCGCTTCTTTTGATATAGAGTGTTCCAGTAGTCATGGCGATTTTCCTGTGGCGCGAAAAGACTACCGCAAACTCGTATTGGAACTCATGCAGGTAGCAAGGGCAAGTCCAAAAGATATTACAAAAGAAAACATCAAAAACCTCATTCTGGATGCCTTTGTCAAAGAAATCCCGCTGGAGAACAATCTTATGATTCACCGAGTGTATCCTCAAAACAAAATTTCACGAAAAGATATTAGTTCCAAACTGGACAAGATAATGGACGATGTGATAGAAAATCTTCAATATCTTACAAAAACCAAGGGTGGATCTTCCAAAGAAGAACCCGAAAACGAGGACGACGGGGAAGAGGAGGATGACACAGATGCTCCTTCAAAATCTATGACGAATGCTGTCTATGAAAAGATTTCGCGCGATATTATGGTTCTGCTCGGTGCCTATGTAGAAAAGAAAACAGAAAACAAATTCAACAAACCTAAAAAAGAGTGGCAGGGTGTTTTGCCAAAGTTGGAAGGAGATCATGTCATCCAAATTGGCACGACGATTCACCGGTATGGAACGGACGAGATTATATACAAGCACATCGTGACATTGAATACTTGCGACGACATTGATGGTGTCATGGTAGAACATTACGATACAGAAGAGGAAATGCTCTTGGCATGGAAGTCTTTCATAACTCGTTTGGATCCCGACATCCTAACCGGCTACAACATCTTTGGTTTTGATATGCTTTATATGTGGGAGCGTATTGTGGAATTGGGAGTTGATGAAGAATTTGGCACGGGTTTGGGACGACTTACCGAACGCCGAACCACGCTTCTGGAACAGCGACTTTCTTCTTCTGCCTTGGGAGACAATTTCCTCTATTATATGGACATGGATGGCGTCGTAAGTATTGATATGTTTAAGGTCATGCAGCGTGATCACAAACTGGACAGCTACAAACTGGATACGGTTTCGCAAGTATTCTTGGGGGATCAAAAGGACGATCTAAAACCGAAAGAAATCTTTGAAAAGTTCTATGGCAGTTCCACCGATCGTTGCGTCATTGCCAAGTACTGTTTGCAGGATTGTGCTCTGGTAAATCGTCTGCTTCACAAGCTCAAAGTGCTGGAAAATAATGTAGGTATGGGCAATGTCTGTTCTGTGCCTCTAAGTTATCTATTTATGCGTGGGCAAGGTATCAAGATCTTCAGTTTGGTGGCAAAAGAATGCCGTACGAATAAATATCTCATTCCTGTGTTGCGAGATTTCCAAGATGAGTTGATTGAAGATGAAGAAGGCTATGAAGGGGCCATTGTATTGGATCCCGAGGAAGGTATGTATCTGGAAGATCCAATCACCGTTCTTGATTATTCTTCTCTTTATCCGTCCAGTATGATTGCTCGCAATCTGTCGCACGATTGTTTCGTTCATGATCCAAAATATGCCAATCTGGAAGACAAAGGTATCAAATATGTCACGGTGACCTACGATGTATATGAGGGCAAGGGAGACGACAAACATGTCGTTGGAAGCAAAAATTGTACCTTCGCCCAGTTGCCCAACAATGAAAAGGGGATTATTCCAAGCATTCTTCAAAAACTACTGACGCAAAGAAAGAATACGCGTAAGAAGATTGAGTATCAGCGACTTACTCTAAAAGACGGCAGTGTTCTTCAAGGATTACTAAAAGAATTACCAGATGGAACAACGGAATTGACGAATGTAGAAACCGGCGAGAAGACAACAACCCAAGCATCGTTGGTCGTGTCCCGCGAAGAAGCATTCAGCAGTTTTGAACAAGCCGTTTTGGATGCTCTCCAGTCCGCCTATAAGGTAACAGCAAACTCGTTGTATGGGCAGATTGGTAGTCGCACCAGTCCCATCTTCTGGAAAGATATTGCTGCCTGTACGACCGCGACCGGAAGAGAAATGATTATGTTGGCCAAAGACTTTGTAGAAGAGCGCTATGGTGCCAAAGTAATCTACGGGGATAGATCTATGTTCCCAAGAGGCAGCCGCGTGGTATTACCACGACAAACCGGTCTTACTGCCTAGTGACAAGTCGCAAGACATGTTGCAACACACCTTGTAGCGGGAAACCCCTGAGAGCCTAATCTACCAAAGATGATTATGAAAGTGACATCTGGCCAAGAGTAAAAACTTGGGTATGGTAAAAATGATTAGGATTGGGCAATCCGCTTGCTTACTGTCTAAGGGCATTTGCCAGCCTACGACAGGGCGTCAGAGACTGAACGGGTGTGGGTCATCAATGAAGGTATAGGCCACCTGAGATGGCTTAAGATACAGTCCGACCTGTGGTGAAAGCCACAGGAGTTATCGACAGACTCGATATTTATCAAATTTATAAACCGTAATGAGAAGGGCGAAATTGTAAAAGGGAAAGAAGCTCTACCGTATGCTATCAAGGCAGGGCAGAGAACAGAAAAAGAAATTAATAACCATTTCAATCCAGATGGCAGTAAGTATTTACCTGAACCCGAATCACTTGCTTATGAAAAGACATTGTTCCCTTTCATCATCTTGTCTAAAAAGCGATATGTAGGAAATCTCTATGAAGATGATCCAAACAAGAAGCCGAAACAGAAATCTATGGGCATTGTCTTAAAGCGTCGCGACAATGCTCCCATTGTAAAACATATGTATGGTGGTGTCATTGATATTCTACTGAACCATTATGATTTGAATTCTTCGGTGGAATTCTTAAGAGGATGCTTACAGGATCTGGTAGATGGCAAAGTGCCATTGGAAGATCTAATCATTACAAAAACTATACGAGCCGACTATAAGGATCCTACAAAGATCGCGCACAAAGTCTTGGCAGATCGTATGGGTGATCGGGATGAGGGCAACAAACCTGCCGCGAATGATCGTATCCCTTATGTATATATTCATGCTCCAAATGCGAAACTACAAGGGGATCGCATTGAACATCCTGAATACATTCGTGAAATGAAACTGGTGCCAGATTATAGTTTCTATATTACAAACCAGTTGATGAAGCCGATTTGTCAGCTATATGCTCTGTGTATTGAGAAACTTGCGGATTATAGTCATCCTACGAATTATTGGATGGACATGGACAAGGAGCTTTCCGTAAAGCCTATGTATAACAATCCAAAGAAGCGTAAAAATCGTATAGATGATCTCAGGGTACGATGCGCATCTGAGATCTTGTTTGAGCCTTATCTGGAAAAATTGGGAGTGGCTCCTAAAAAACGAGCAAGCCCGACATCTGCGAAAGCAAAAGCCGAAAGCAAAGCGAAACGATTGGCAAATATAACCTTGCGACCCGTGACACACAAATTGGTATTGGAAACAAGCGATGTCAAAATTAAAGACTTTACTGGAAAACTAACATACAGCGTATGCGAACCACCCAACACATTATGGACGAAAACAATTGTATATCCGGCAAAAGAGGCAAAAAATAAGACCCTGTGTCAGGTGAAAATCATGGAACAAGCCTTTCAAGAACTTTATGACAAAGGACTGCTACCAAAAGACGGAGCGGTATGTATTAAGATCAATGCTCGGTTCGGAAACAAATGGCTCAAAGCGTTGCATGAAGCAGATGATCTTGCGGAACTAATTAAGAAAGCAATTGAATCCAATGATTACGGAGCGGTAGAAGAAAACATGGATCTCCAATTGTTCATGCGCCTCGTTAGTGCCGCTGATAAATGCCCCTATATAATTGAGCCAACGAAACCCAGCCAAACCAAAAATTTAGTTAATTAATTCGTGTATGGAAACCCTATAAATACTTCCGTTTGATGTGGATTTGTTACAAGTACAACTTTTTGTGTTTCTTGTATCATTTCACTTTGTGGTGGGATGAGTAGTACAGGATAGATTCTATTTCTACGATAATATGGTATTGGTGGAAAATGGCCTCTACAACAACAACCAATTCCTGTAATTCCGCAACATACCGAAACGGTAATGAAAAACACGGTTATATTACATGTACAAGCAACCATGATTTAGTTTATTGTTATTAAATTACTTTTTATTTCATTTTTTATTTTACTATACTTATGAATAATTATATAATAAATAATATAATATTCTTCATGGAACGATGTGGCGATTATCGTTGTAAGATTACGATTCCAAAGCATGTAGGATACGAATTAAAAATGACAAAAGAACTATATGACCATTTAGAATGTATTCGCAATACGACAATACATAAATCTGAAATTTATTTTAAACATCGTATTTTTGGAAGTTGTACTTATTTATTTGATGTATTGCAACAATTTATAGAAAGTAATACGGATACAAACATGTATAGAATTCCCATCCCTTTTTCATATAAATGCGGTGATGAAATTGAACTTGAATTTACAGAACCTGTTGGAATATTTGACTGTAAAAGTATTCAGTTGGTTGAGAGAGAATTTTGCCCAAGTATAAGAAATATTACCACCCCAAGTATTGTTTTTATAGAAACAGGATGCGAACACGATACATTATCCATTAACTGTATGGTAAATGAAATAGTCATTTATAGCAATGACTGTATAACAGCTAAAAATATAAATAAAAACAATGATTTAGATGTCATATTCAATACGATTCCAATGAACGTAATTCATAAAGATACATATACGGTGTTTCAATTTAATGAAGCTGTATTTATTCGTTCAATGAATGTATCACATAAAAATATAAAAACAAAACCAGAGCTATATAATATGTTTTGTGTTTTGTACGATAATTAATTACTTAAAATTTATAGAATTTATAATTAGGAATAATTAACTAATGAATTTATTTTTTATATTTTTTACTTGTTATTATTTTAATTAATTTTTTACGATACCTGTAATAAACTGTTGTGCTTGTTTTTTATTATTTTCAATCTCTTTCTCTAATTGTTTAATGAGTGTATCATTATATTCACAATACTCAACAATTTCTTGTTGGCGTTCAAGTGATGGGATTGTGATTTTTAAATTTTCAATATCTCCTTTTTTTATACATCCTAATCCAGTAGTATAATGTGCTAAATCCATAATATCATTTTTGATAAATTTCAAATATTGATATAAATAGTCATAATTAAATCCTTTTTTTGGAATTAAAGCATATTGATGTGAGGTTCCTGCGGATTTACCATTTACTTTAAATACTTTTCCTAATCCAATATGTTCGCCATATTTTTTATCACCTGCACCTCCATCTTTAATTATTATGAAATATTTTTCATAATCAAAACAAAAGTCATCTGTATATCCTTCTGGATTAATAGCTTTATTTGTATAAAATGGATATTTTCCAGTTATTTTACAATCTTTTGAATTAAATTTACCAGAACAAATTTTATCACAAACTTCCCCGAGTGTTTTCACCATATTTTCGCCAAATATTTTTTGATTATTCAAACAAAACTCATTCAATTGCTTCAATTCTGCAATTTTTGAACTACTTGTTTTGTTTGCCTTTTCGTATATGAAATCTAAATATTTTACGATTTCTTGTTGGCGTTCAAGTGATGGGATTGGAATTTTTATTTTAAATAAATCATCTTCAACTATTGATTTTTGATTAGCACCTTTAAAATATTTTTGTAATAATTCTATATTATGAAATAAATAATAATATACATATTTTGTTTGTAGTTCATTTATTTTTGATTTAAAGTGTATGGTTGTTTCTCCTACATTATATTTATTATTACCATAATATACCATTGCTTTTCCAGAACCATTTGTCTTATTAATAATAATACCATCGCCTGTATAATCAAATGTATCTAAGTATAAATTTCCCAAAATAGAACAATAATACAATGGATATAATCCATTTTCTTTTCCATCTTTACTTCTTTTTTTTTCACCTTTAATTATACTACAAACTTCTCCAAGTGTTTTTACCACAACACCTTCTTCATATTGTTCTTCTTCGGTTTCATCTTTCATATATTCTGCATAATTAAGCGAATAGGAATTACTGGCAATTTTCTCAATGGGAACTTCAACCAATAGATTTTTAACATCTTCATAAGGATTGTAGTCGTAAAACTTGACCTTGGTTGTTTGATATGTTTTTGAAAACTTATAATCTCTACCAGTTTCTTTTTGAGTTTTTGATATGTTAATTTTTGTTTCCAATACATCCGTCCCCTCTTTTTTCTTGTGAAAATAGAATACACATGTTTTAATGGTAGTGTATGTAAATATACCAGATGGTAGGTATATAATTTCTTTCAAATCACATGTTTTCATAAGATATTCGCGGACAGCAACTAAAGTCGAGTTCGATTTTGAAAATAAATCCTGTCCGTCTGGTAATACAACCGCGCATTTACCATTTATTTTTAACATATAAATAATTGCTTGAATAAACAAGGAAACAGCATTATCTGATTTGATGGGAATATATTCGCTTTTTAAAGCGGATTGAAAATCATCATATTTTAATCCTTTAATTCCAAATGGTGGATTGGCGAGAATATTATCAAACTTTCTTATGATAGGATCACGGATACTATCTCCTTTCTCTAATTTTTCAAACATATGACCCGACGAGATCAACATATTTGAAACTGCCAATTGATATGTATCTGGCTCTAATTCTTTACCATATAACCCCTCCATTTTGATAAAGTCCCAATCAGGCTCAATATTTTTAATTTTTGCTTGTTCTAATATATATTGTAAATAAGTAATCAAGAAACCACCCGTTCCCATAGTAGGGTCTCCGCAAGTATCTATTTTTCCATCTGGATGTATTTTCGGATCAATCAATTTTACCATCATCTTTTTAACCAACGGTTGTGTAAAGAATTGACCTAATACTTTGCCCGTCATAATATCTTGAATCACCTCTTCATATGCATTACCCAATACATCATAATCTGTATTCGATAGGTCGGTCGAATTAAGTTTATCAATTATTTTTTTATAGGTTGATTTATGCTGAA